GATTCTAAAGAAAGAAAGGCTCCAAACTCATATGGGTTTAAGCCAAGTTGCTTGGCTGCACGAAAGATAGAGAGCCTATCTTCTTGTGGAAGAATGCCAACTTTAGGCGCCATTACTGGTTCCTCTCCTTTAATCGCAACATCTCGCGGTAAGCAAGATCCGGGTTGGCCTTCGCCCACTGCTGGAAGTTTTCGGGGGTCATGCCCACTCCCGCACCCAAAGCTTGGAGCTCGCTCACCAGGTTTCCTTTCTGCATCATACTCCTACCCAATTGCTGCTGGCCCTCATAGAAGGAAGAAAGAGGGACACTTGTAGGAGCAGAGTACTGCTGAGCAGCGTTAAGTACTTCCTGAGAGAGTGCGCGGTTAAGAACATTTTCACGTTGTGCGGGAACACCGGCCCCGTTAGACATAACTCCTGATCCACCTAAGGGTGGAGATTGAGGTGTCTGTTGTCCGGCTTGTGGACCCATAAACAGACCTGCGTTTAGGTCTTGGGCCAGAGGTACTGATCCGGGAGGAGCAGTGCCCTCAATATTAGACCGATAACGATACTCTGCGGGGGCGTACCTGCCCCACATTCCACTTTTTCCAGCTAACTCGGAAACCCTTTGGATGCGTCCAGGTGTAGGTTGTTGTGGAGTCGAGCCTTCTAACTGCAAAAGACCAAGAATAGAACCGGCTGTAGACGTGGGTGCAAGTAAAGAAGGTGCCCACTTGGGTCCAGGGATTCTTGAGAAAACAGAAGATGGCCTCATGTAAGGCCTTGCACTTTGTCCTAGATTGCGTAAAAGGCTGCCAACACCACCAAAAATATTAGGCATTATCGACAAACCTCATGAAGATAAATACGAGAACCCACTGCAGTGTCAGCTGGGCCAGGTAAAGCTTGAATAAATTCAGCACCAGAGCGTTCATAGCGGTAACGCGCTTGGAAAGGATCTTTGTAGTTGGGTACGTAAAGAATGCCGGCTAAACGATTTGTTTCGTATAGATAAATTTCGTCCCAAACCTTAAGAGCTTCTTTGGCGTTACTGGAGCGGATCGTGCGATCAACGTCACCCGCAATGCTTTCAAGTCGAGTAGATGGCGATGTTGCAACTTCGGTTTTCTTTTCAGCCGTATCACAGCGACCGAGTTGAATAATAATCTTGTCGTAAAAATAAGAATCTGGAACTGTATTCATTGCTTCTTCCAGACGAGCGTAGTCACCCGCTGGAACAGAAACGGTAAAGTAGCCCAGATGATACCGGACCCGGCTCTTATCAAAATCAGAAAGTTGCACGGCTACCGCTTGTCATCATTACATTATAAATTAAAACAATCAAAGAAGCTGACCTGCTAAATAATCGTAAGTAGAGGATGCCTGACCTTGGAGGTAAGGCTCTTCTTGGATATAACGAGAAATGAAAGTAGATTGCGGCTTTAAAGCTTGTGAAAACAATCCAGCAACAAGTTGATCCCTAAGTCCAGGCCTTGCTTCTTGTTGTTTTTGTCCTTTTTGATATTCTGTTCCGTATAAAAATGCACTAAGAATGTCTGAAGTTCTTGTGTCTTGTTGTTGATTAGCCTGAGGAGGTTGCGTACCAGGGGCTAATGAAAGTTGTGGGGCGTTTGGTGCAATATTAGAGCCGACCGCAGCCCTTGCACCAGGCTTTGTGTGCAAGAGCTGGATGTCGTAACGGTTGCCTTGGGGATCGGTTGTCCGAATGGTTCCAAAGCCACGATCAGGTTGATATGTACCATAGCCCTTATAGGCAATAGGCGTACCAGGGGTTATTGATGGGTGTGCAATATCAATGCCTTCGTGGTAGGTGGAGGCACCTGGAATGCCCGTATTCCTTGGTCCAAACTTACTTGTAATGGGGAAGTTCCAGCGCCATTGATCGCCTACTTGTTGTACAACAGGCGTTTTATTTGGCCCAATTAAAACGTTTTGTAGAACTGAACGCGCTGTCTCTGGATTAATACGCTTTCCTTTCTGCGGACCAAACTGAGGAATGATACGCAAATCCAGATGGGCGCCACTTGTAGCAAAGCGATCCTGCCTTGGGTCAACAATAGTACCTGCTGGAATTAAACCTGCCATCTATTACTCTTTTCTTTTATTTTAAAATAAAAAACCCCTGGGGCTCCAGGGGTTCAATCTCAGACTCGAATCAAATCAGCTGCCAACACCGCATCCCAATCAACACGTTTAATTTGTCTTAACTGTTCGAGAGAGTTAAATCTTTCACCCGACAAAGACATTTGAAGGTCTTTAATCTCACGAGCGGTTTTCAAGCCAATACCCTTAATGTGATCAGCGATCATTTGGGCAGTGGCACCGTTGATGTTAAGGCGTGTGTCTGGCGGGAAACTACGCGGGTCTTCGTTTGAAGCTTTGTCCTTAATCTGAAGAGTCTTTACCTTTTTGGTTGCAGTCTCGTCAGGCGTAAGTTCAGTTTTATACGCAGTATAAAGGCGACCGTCTTGGTCTTCAACCATGAACCAATCGCCGTTATCCCACTCGCTTACAATTTTGACGCGGGCGCCAGTTTTCTTGTGCTGATAGAGCATAAGGACCAGATTTAATTTCTGGTCCTAGTTTAACCTACTCAGCTGACTGTGCGGTTAGGAAGATACTGTTCGATATCATCGTAAGCGGGAGCTTCATCCGGCTGGATGTAGCAAACTTCCACAGCAATGTAACCAGTCTTACCAGCAGCAGAATCAGCATCAGAAATGTAGACACCACCGGAAGTGCTGGTATCATTAGCAGCACCCTTGGCGAACACCTTCAGGGTCACAGCACCGGTAGAGGTGTAGTACAGCACGCCACCAGACACGCCAGCAGCACCGGTAGCAGTGATGAAGGGGTTGGTACCGAAGGCTTGGGTGCCACCAGCGAAGTAAATCTTGGTAGCAGCGTCACCAGAGACGGTAGAAGTCAGGTTGGCCTGAATGGGGCCCTCGCCAACACCAGAGGCGGCAGTAGGGCCACTGGAGTCACGACCGAAGGAGATCACGTTACCGGTAGCGGCATACACACCGCTAGCAACGCGACCATCGCCCCAGCCAGACACCACGGAGGCAGCTGCACGATACACATAGATGGGCTGAGTAGACGAACCAGAGATCACCATGCCGGTGATGTCGGGACGGGTGTCATCCTGGCGGTAAGGAGAGGGCACAATCACAGTGCCGGTCACCAGGGGAGCACCGGAGGTCTGGGTCACAGCAACGTAACCACGCTGCTGGAAGTAGCGATAGCCAGGGACAGCCAGCACGGAAGTGGGGCCACCCTTGGAGCTTTCGTTGGTACCGTCACCGTTATTATCGATGTTCTTGTACCAGCCGTTCAGAGCCTCAACCCAGTTACCTGGATAGATTTTTTTAGACGAAAGATAGGTCATTTATTTGTCCTTTTGTTTTAAGTATTACAAAAATTAGATGTCGCCGTCGTCGGACACGTAGCTGAAGGCGGTGGTCACGAAGTCCTTGTTCAGGATCTCGAAGCCAGCGTACAGTTGCCAAATAAGAATGATAAAGCGACTGAAATCGTCGTTGTTGTTGATCAGCACTTGAGCGTTAGGACCGCCGATGCCAACGCCAATTGCTTGAGGACCGAAGAAGTAACCTTGGGCAACTTCCTGGGAAGCGTAGGTGCCGCCGGTGCCAGCAAAGGAGGTCGTGATGCTCTTGGTCGGGAAGTTGGTAGATTCGAAGAACTTGACGCCTTCAAACTGCACGCCAGTAGGCATCACCGGCTCACCAGCCAGGAAGTAGCCCTGACCAGCTTGGGGACCCATGTAGAAGCTGGCGTTGTTAGGCATCATGGGGTTGCCCATGTACATGCCTTGACCGGGGTTGCCGCTATAACGGGCAATCTCACGGAAGTCAGGGTCACGACGCAGGTGCATCATGAAGGTAGGATCGCAAATGCAGCGATACAGACCATCAGCGAAGGTCGGCACGTTGCGCTTACGCAGATCCTTAACAACGGTCAGCAGGTCAGTGCGAACCGAGAACTGCTGCACATCAGCGGTGTACTCAG